AATACCGAAACGCATATTATACACAATCTTGAATTCAATAATAATATTAATTTAATTAAATTGAAATAATAAAATATTCTTTAAAACAATATAAACTTTTTTTTTATAAAAGTTTATATGGATATAACAAATGATAGTGAAATGTATGTAACTAAAATAAATGGTACAAAAGAAGCAGTTTCATTTGATAAAATATTAAAAAGAATTAAAATTATAGGTGTAGAGTTGAATTTAAAAATTCATTATACTTCATTAGTTATGAAAGTGATTGATCAATTATATAATGGTATTTCTTCTACAAAAATAGATGAATTAAGTGCAGAACAATGTGCATCTATGGCTTCTGTACATTATGATTATAATACTTTAGCCGGATACATTAGTATTTCATCTTATCAGAAAAATACAAAAACAAAATTCTCAGAAGTAATGTATGATTTATTTAATTTTAAAGATAAAAATGATTTACATTCACCACTAATAAGCAATACCCTTATTGAATTTATTAATAATAATGAAGACGAATTAAATGAGATTTGTGAATATAGTAGAGATTTTTTAATTGATTATTTTGGTTTCAAAACATTAGAAAGAGCATATTTAATGAAAATAGATGGAAAACCAGTAGAACGTATTCAACATATGTGGTTGCGCGTTGCTATTGGAATTCATGGTACAGATATGGAAAAAATCAAACAAACTTATCAATATATGTCTCAAAAATATTTTACACATGCTACACCTACATTATTTAATGCAGGTACACCGCGACCACAGTTATCATCATGTTTTTTACAGGCAATGGAAAGTGATAGTATTGATGGTATATATAATACATTAAAAGATTGTGCATTAATATCAAAATGGGCGGGTGGTATTGGATTACATATACACAATGTTCGTGCATCGGGTAGCCATATTAGAGGCACAAATGGTTCATCAAATGGTATTGTTCCTATGTTAAAAGTATTTAATAATACAGCGAAATATGTTGATCAGGGTGGTGGTCGTCGTAATGGGTCTTTTGCTATATATCTAGAGCCATGGCATGGAGACATTGAATTGTTTTTAGAAATGCGAAAAAATCACGGCGATGAAGAAATGAAAGCGCGTGATTTATTTTATGCTTTATGGATACCAGATTTATTTATGGAACGTATTAAATCAAATGGTAAATGGACATTAATGTGTCCAGACAAATGTCCCGGATTATCAGATGTATACGGTGAAGAATTTAAAACATTATATGAAAAATATGAGAATGAAAATAAAGGAATAAAAGAGGTTAATGCGCGAGATGTATGGTTTCAGATTTTAGATGCACAAATGGAAACAGGTACTCCTTATTTATTATATAAAGATGCTTGTAATAAAAAATCAAATCAAAAAAATTTGGGAACAATTAAATCAAGTAATCTTTGTTGTGAAATTGTACAATATTCGGATAAAAATGAAACTGCGGTTTGTAATCTAGCCAGTATTGCATTGCCTAATTTTATAGAAAATGGTGTTATAGATTTTGATAAACTTCATTTTGTTACAAAAATAGTAATTGAGAACCTTAATAAAGTAATTGACGTAAATTACTATCCAACTGAAAAAACTAAACAAAGTAATATACGACATAGACCAGTTGGATTGGGTGTTTCTGGATTAGCTGATGTATTTTTAAAATTAAATTTACCTTTCGAATGTGATGAAGCAAAAAAAATTAATCGAAAAATATTTGAAACTCTTTATCATGCATCTTTAGAAAAATCATGTGAACTTTCACAAGAATATGGTATATATGAAACATTTCCTGGATCACCTGCATCCCAAGGAATTCTACAATTTGATATGTGGAATACTGAACCTTCAACCCGTTATGACTGGTATCAATTAAAACAAAAAATCAAAATGTTTGGATTAAGAAATTCGCTTTTATTAGCTCCAATGCCAACTGCATCTACTTCACAAATACTGGGAGTAAATGAATGTATTGAACCAATTACCAGTAATATTTATAGTCGTAGAACATTAGCTGGTGAATTCATATTAATTAACAAATATTTAATGAAAGATTTATTAGATAGAAACTTATGGAATGAAAAAATAAAGAATAATATTATTGAAAACAACGGGAGTGTTCAACATATTGATATAATACCTCAAGAAATACGTAATAAATATAAAACAGTTTGGGAAATTCCAATGAGACATTTAATTGATATGGCTGCGGATCGCGGTGCATTTATTTGTCAAAGTCAAAGTTTGAATTTATGGGTGGAAGATCCTAATTATAATACACTTACTTCCATGCATTTTTATTCTTGGCAAAAAGGATTAAAAACAGGGATTTATTATTTACGAAGACGTGCTCGACATCAAGCTCAACAATTCACAATTGAGCCTGAAAAAAAGGAAAATCGAACAGAATCAATTGGAGAAGATGATATGAGTTGTGAAATGTGCAGTGCATAAATTTTAAAAATTAATATAACATTTTTATTATATTAATTATTCTATATTGCATAATAATATATTATATATAATGTATTAAAAATATTTTATTAAATAATATAATCAGTATGACCACATATAGAGTAGCAACCATGTCAGATTTACTAATAGAAAAACCGATTAATCAAAAACAAGAAGTTATTGTCAATAAAAATCAACAAAATTTCGGAGAAAGAAAGCGAATTAAGCCATGACGCACCGGCTCTAAAAGCCAGCAACAAATTGTTCCAAAGGGCTTCAAAAAAGGCTTTCGAAAATAAAGCAATCTAATATACCAGTGTATGAATGACTTATGAGATATAATGAAAATTCACGGTAATATGGTTGATAATAATATATATTTCAGATATTATTATATGTAATATGCAGTGTATAAAATAAAATAATATAAAAATTATTTTGTTTTATTAGTAATGACGGGACATATATTATGTAATACGAGTATTATTAGTTTAGGTGGTTTAAGTGGATGGTTGATTTATTTTATAATAAATGACTTTAATAAAATATACATTAAACGAAAAGATATTTATCCTGAAAAATTCAATTCTCTTCATACTCTATTTAATCCCGGATTTATTATAGGTACTGGATTAGGTATTTATTATGCTTATAAAGGTAGAATATTAATAAATAATATTTATTTAATTTGTAAAAATATATGTAAAAATCAATTATCCATTACAGGAGCTAAATGAAATTGTATAAAGTTTTTTTTGTTTTCATGCAAAATATATCTACAATGCATCGGAGTGTCATTTGTAAAGTTCAATAAAACATATTTACTTAATTTATAATATTGTGTCATATATTGTAAATATTTAATTCTGAAACTACATATTGTTTGAACCTCTTCATTTACACTACATTCTTCCAGATCTTCTGCTTTCATTAACAATTTCATTGAACCTTCAGTATCTGACTGTGAAGTAAGTATTATATTTTCATCTTCATATTTAATAGTTAATACATCACCAAAAATAGCTAATTCATCAATAAAATTTTTAAATTTTTTTGATTCCATTTCAATATCCATATCATATTCTTTTTCTGGTATAGCCAAGTGTTCGCTTTCAAAATCCACTAATGGCATTATAAATTCTTTATTGAAATCTTTTGTATCATTTTCAAATTTGATTTCCATAGTATCTTCATTAATTATTAATGATATTGTTTGTGGATTTTTATATATATGTAATATTTTTGCAAATATATTTATATTTATTCCAATAACAGTATCTTTTTTTATATTGTATTCATCAAACCAATCATTCATAAGTGATATTTCAAATATACTTATTTGACTGGAATCCATTCCTTGAATGTAAAATTGGTCTGTTTTTAACGTTAATGAAATAATACTAACAAATTGCTTCAAATATTGAAATAATTCAACAAATACTATAGCCTTTTGTAAATCAGTAATTTTAATTTCCATGGTTTATATATTTTTATATATTCATTTTTATATATTCATTTTTATATATTCATTTATATATATATGCCAAAAAGACAAACAAACAAACGAAAAACTAAAAAAAATAAAACACTCAAACTTCCAAAAAATTTCTGTAAAACATCTTTAAAAAAGAAAAATATTCAAGATATTAGAAAATCAACATCTAAATTAGTTTGTGAAAATGTTAAAAAAGATAAATCAAAAAAATGTATAAAAAAATATGAAAAGATTTTTGATAAAGGATATTTAGATAAATGTAAAGAAAAAATGAAGATTTTAAACGCTTGAATATTGAAAATGTCCCATTTTAAATCTTTTAAGGGTAAGATATCAGTAACGAATTAAAATCCAGAACGCCAAAAGCGTTCAATTTTAAATATTCACTGGTATAAATAATATGTAAATATTATTTATTCGTATTAAATATATTTAGATATACTATATAATGCCAAAAGAGAAAAAACTTGGATCAAACTGTAAAGAAGATAATGACTGTAAAAATAAAAATTGTGTTGAAGATAAATGTGTACGTAAAGACAAGGGTGTTTCTAGATCTAGAAAAAGTAATATTACCAATGAGATGGGAAGCGCATTTACTACAACAGGTGATTTTTTAGGCAATGTTGGTAAAGGAACCACCTCAGCATTAACTGGTTTAACTAGCAGCGTTGCTAGTTACATGCCATCTTTTTCTTCTTCACAAAATGATGATGACGATACTGAATCTATTCCCGAAAGTGTACCTGAAGAACTTGCCGATATGATTAGAGAAGGTTCTATAACAATACTTATGATAAATGATGAAAGATATTATATGAACCCAGGTAATGATATTATTTATAATGAACAAGGTGATGTGGTAGGAGAACAGCTTGAAAGTGGAGAGACATCTCTTAGTGCCAACCCAGAAATATCTTCATTCAACACGGTTTCGCCAAATACTGCTATTGCAGCAAGTAGTCTTGCTTCTCTTAGTAATGCTGCATATAATACATATGATAAATATAAAGATACAGAACCTGATAGTATGTCTCTATATGATAAATATAAAGATACAGAACCTGATAGTATGTCTCTATATGATAAATATAAAGATACAGAAGATGGTAATAATTCCTTTAATTCTATTTTAGACGAAGAACCGATTAATGCTCCTGATAGTGGTTCTGGTGAAACTATGATTATTGGATCCGATACAACAGATAGCAATAGACAAAAATATTCAGATGAAACTCCTAGTCCTCAATATCCAGAATTTGATAATTCTACAGACCCATCTGACTACCCAGATAATGAAAATACTGTATCTCCTTTAGATTTTACTGATAATACTATGAATGAAAGTACAAAGTTCGGTTCTAGTACTGAAGACGATTTAAATCGTTTACCCAGTTCTTATATGGATGAATTAGATGAAAGCCCGAATACTCCAAAAAATAGAGGCGGTAAATCCCGTAGAAAATACAAAAAAGTAACAAAAAAACATAAAGGTCGTAAAAACAAGAACACTCGCAGAAAAAAGCGTGGTTCTCGTAGACGTTGAATAACATAAGTTTTATAAATATTTATGTTATTTACCAAGCAGATTTTTTTACATTTATATTGGCTCCTTTATTTTTCTTTTTATGACTATTTGGATCATATTCTTCATCTTCATCATCCGATCCTAGATTTTTACTTAATTCCCAAAATTCTTTTGAACCTAATTTAAATCCTCCATGATTTTCGGCTTTATACCAAAATATCTGATCAGTTAATTTATTCGATTTTGCATTATTATTTATTACCAAACATTCATAGTTCTCTGTTGTATTGTCCATTACCGCACAAAAACTTTCCAATGTTGGAAACATTGATGCATAATTCTCCCATATACGCTTTCTATTTGTTAAATATGGTTCTCTCAAAATAAATACATAATCAATATTTGTTCTAAGATTAGGTGGAATACCCAATGGATATTGCATAGTAATAATTAACATAATTTTCCAATGACGACCATTCATGAACAATAGACGCATCATTTTATCACGTGTCCAACTTTGATCATATAAACAATCATCCATAATAACAAACGCTCGAGGATCAATTGTTGTTTTTCTATATGTTTCTATTTCTTTCTTTATTTGCTTTAATACAGTCTTCTGGCGTCTTAAAATGTTCTCGATTAATACACTATTATATTCATCATGTATAAAAAGTTTAGGAACATGTTCTTTATAAAAACCATTACCTGCTTCTGTTCCAGAAATTACTGTTCCTATAGGAATATCTTGATGATAATATAATAAATCTCGTACCAAATATGTTTTACCAGTGTCACGACGTCCAATCAATACAACCACGGGTCCTTTATTTTCATCCGGTCTAAATGTAATATCTCTCATATTAAATTTTTTTAACTCTAATGTCATGTATATAATTTAAATATAAATAAATAAATTATATACAAACGAACAACAATAAACGTTTATTTTTATATTTTATTATATACATTTTCATTATACCAGATGGACCTTAATGAGAACAAGTTCAAAGTAAATTATTTACAAGCAAATGAAATTGATTTAGATTTATTAAAAACACAATTTCAATCTAATGAAGATGATATTAATTTTAATTACAATCCTTTTAATGTTGAGATTTTTCAAAATTATCAACCTATTTTCAAAAATTTCTTTAAAATTGATGATACAAATTATAATCTAATAAATTTTAATCAAAAACACAAAATCATCGATTTAGAAACTGTTTATAACACCAAAACAAATGAAACTAAGTCTTGTGGTATTTTTATTAAAAATTCTCCTTTATTAGACCCAATAAAATATATGATCGGTAAATATGATATTTCTGATGAAAAAATTAGAACTTTACCTAAATTTATGTCAACCGATAATGAATGTCATAATAAATTATTAACTCAAAACAACTCTTCATATGTCGATGGATTTTTTAGCTTTTTATCTAGCAATATTCTCCATCATTATGACTTCAAAAATTCTATTGACTTTTATGGTTCTTTTTTAGCGGTTCAAACAAAATTCAAAATGGATATTACTGATGATTATGATTATTTAAATGAATCTGATTATTTTCTGGAGAACATTAAAAATCATTTTGATATTACTAAATATGAACTTTTAAAACAATTTATGGATAATCATTCTAGGAAAAATAAAAACAAATTGAATATTTCAACAAGCGTACTCGCTGATAAAATTAATGATGATATTATAGATACTTTAATAATAGAAGATATTGAAAATTTAGAAGAATTAGAAGAAATATATACAAATGACCATTACGATAATAGCAGCGATGATAGTAAAGAAATATTAGACGATAGCGATGATGAGGATGATGAGGAGGATGATGAGGATGATGAGGAGGATGATGAGGAGGATGATGAGGAGGATGATGAGGAGGATGATGAGGATGATAGTACAGACGAGAACGAGGAAGAAATATCTATACAAGCATATATTAAAAATTTCCCTATGCAAATGATTTGTTTAGAAAAATGCGAAGGTACACTAGATGAATTATTTGAGAATGATGAAGTCAATGATGCAAATGGTTCAGCTATTTTACTGCAAATTATTATGACACTTATTGCTTATCAAAAAACATTTAATTTCACACATAATGATTTGCATACTAACAATATAATGTATAAAAAAACAGATATTGAGTTTCTATATTACAAATATAACAACATTTATTATAAAGTTCCCACATATGGTAAAATATTTAAAATAATTGATTTCGGTAGAAGTATTTATAAGTTTAAAGGACGAACTTATTGTAGTGATAGTTTTGCACCTGGCGGGGATGCAGCAACACAATACAATTGCGAACCGTATTATAATGATAATAAACCAGTAATTGAACCCAATTATAGTTTCGATTTATGTCGTCTTGGATGTTCTATTTATGATTTTATAATTGATGACGAAGAATATGAAGATATGAATGAATTACAAAAAACGATTTATAACTGGTGTGCAGATGACAACAATGTGAATATTTTATATAAGAAAAATGGTTCAGAAAGATACCCAGAATTCAAATTATATAAAATGATTGCAAGAACCGTACATAAACACACTCCCCAAAAACAATTAGATTATATTTTTTTCAATCAATACAAAGAAAATAGTAATCACCTAGAGAACATTGACATTATGGATATTGATAAAATGGATTGTTATGTATAAAAAATAAAATTAATTAAAAATTTATATTATAATTTTAATTATAATATTAATTAAAAACCAGGTTCATCAGTAAACACCTCAGCCGGTTTCAACGGTTTCTCATCTACAAATTGAAAAAATTCATTTAAATTTACATCAAATTGAAAAAATAATAATAATGGTAGGAACGCAGCTCCTGCAACATACAATGTATCACGTACTATTATTTTCATAGGCTTATGCGCTTTATCAAAATATTTCATCTCAATGATCTTTATTGCAAAAAATAAAAGAGCTATTCCAATGGTTAATAAAAATATTTTCTCCATATATTAATTTATCCAATAAATTAATATAACTTTTAACGAATTATCCTAAAACCTCAATTTCTCCTAATGAAAGTTCTCCACCACTATTTGGTTTATCTATATCAAATATATCTAAACTGGATAAATCCAAATTATCCGTATGTATTTTTATTTTGTCATCCATATCATCTTCTTCTTCTTCTAACCGACGTTGAATAGCTCTTGAATTTGCGATTTCTTCTAAACGTTCCACATTTTTTGGTGCCTCTATATTTGAAACATTTCCATTATCTTCTTGCACAGAATCATAATTATTAAAAGTTAATTTCGTTACAACTGGATCATTATCTATATTCGAAATTGTTGGTACAACCTGGTTCTCCTGTGGTTCTTCTTCTTTTGTTTCCATTTTAATGTTTTCTTCTGGTTCTACTAATTTAGGTTCCAAATCCTCCTTTTTAACATCTTCTATTGTAACTTCTTCTTCTTGTTCAATACTTTCATCCATATATGCTCTAATTATTTCTTCGGTTGGTATACTTTCGCGTATTGTTGTTATTATACATTCTTGAATAATTTGCTCTAATTCTCTATTATTCTTCTGTTTTAATAACGGGGTTGATGTATTTTCAAATAAATAAACATTACTATAACATTTTCGGGCACTATTTATGTATATCTTATGAACAAAGTTCTCTAATTTAGGAATAGAAATATCTATTTTTTTTTGTTTATTTCCTACACGCACACATGTTAATACCTTTAATTGAATAATATGCACACATGTAATCAAATCCTCTAAATAATTACATCCACTTCGATCCACAATTCGTTTACATTCATCTTCTATTATTGTTGCATTCCACTTTGGAATACGAGCCAATAAATTCTGAAATGTCATTAAATATTTATCGTTTTCGCCGTTTTCTGTACACATATTAACTGCCTCATTGTATATTGATCGTATTCCTTCATTCACTAAAGGTGTAAAAATACTTACTAAACGACTACACCATTCATTCTTTGATTCGTATAAATTTGACAACACAAAATCGTCCATAATTTATTTATAATCATATTATTTGTTTATTATGTAAACGAATGTTTATATAATAATTATATTCTAAAGTCTTTTTTAATCATTAATTTTTTTCATCATTTCTTTGTTGTGTTCATCTCGCTCTTTTTCATCGGCTGCCTCTCGTTCATCAAAATTAACAGTATCTCGAACTCCTACTAAATCTCCATCTTCATTCATTGTTTGGGTCAATACATTACCCGTCTCCTCTGCCTTTTTAATATTCTCTTCTATTGCCTTTTGCTTTGTTTCTTTGATACGACGATCGAATTCTTCCTTTGCCTTATGTTCATTTTTTATTTTCTCACTATGTAATTGGTTCAATTCTTCTTCCATAAACTCCACACGACCCGTCTTATATGCATCTGGATCCCATGGTATCCAAATTCCTACTGGCCCAACAAAAATATCATGATTTGGATCCACCTCACGTAATTTTTTACATCTCATTTCTGCCTCTTCTTGTGTTCCGTATACTCCTCGCACCTTCAATCCACGTACAGATGTTTGAAAATTATGTAATTTATTAAACTCACTATTTAGTTTCTCTTCATTGTTCTCTATAAATGTTTTAAAATCATCTTCTGTTGATGTCTCTTTTAATTTTTCTTTCTCTTCTTTAGCAAATTCATGAAAATCTGCCATTACATCATCCATTTTTAAATTGTATTTATATGACATAAAATTAATAAATTCCACCGTTTTTGTAATACATTTAGTAAAATCCCATTCTTTTACAAATTGATCGAAAATATATTGTTCTCGCTGCTTTAACACTTTTTCTGGTGATATGAATGATAAACATGTAAATTTTTGTCCTGCTATTATTTGATCTTCATCGCATAAATCTATATATTTAGGGTTTTCCTCGCCATTTGGTAAATTTTTTCTCTCAAAACCGGACATATGAATAAATACAAAAATTGTATTTATATTTTTTTACATTATTATATATTTTTTTGTTTTATTATAGTATATAATGACTAACATGGATTTTAGCGAGCTTCTTAAAAGAGCTATCAAGTACATTGTTGAAGGTATTATGGTTGCTATTGCTGCATATGCCATCCCAAAGAAAAAATTAGATATTGATGAAATATCCATTATTGCTTTAATGGCTGCTGCCACATTCTCAGTTCTTGACGTCTTCGTTCCTTCTATTGCATCTAGTGCAAGAGGTGGTGCCGGTTTCGGTATCGGTGCCAATTTAGTTGGATTTCCTCGTATGATGTAAGTTAATCAATAAAAATTATTTATAATTATAAATAATTTTTTAAATATTTCTACATTTATTTGTACCAATAATAAATTTAATTATATCAAATTTACCTCCATTCTCTTTTTTCTGTTTTATATAATATTTATATACACCTCCTAACATCAGGAATGGCATAATTAAATAAGAAATTACTAAAATATTATACAAAATGATAACATTTGACATTTCTTTTTTTTTCTCTTCTATAGATTGTGTAGTTCCTTCTAAATTTTTTACTAATGTACTTTCATACATAAAAAGTCCCTCTGCTTTTAATTCATCTATATCAAATTCACTTAGGTTCACTTTATACAATAAAAAAATTGTAAATGCAAATACTAAGAAAAACCCAAACACCGAGAACAAGAAAGGATCCATTTTAGATGTAGCTAAAAATCCGATATAAATAATAATACTATAGAAAAACGATTCTATCAAATATTCATATTTTTCAAACGATAGTTTTAATGTTTGAAATCCTTCTTTCAAATCATCTTTTTCTTTTTTCACAACAATCGCTTCAGGCGTATACCAATTTAATATGAATGTTAATATAAATACTGAAATAAATAATATTAAATGTTTTACTATTATACTTTCTTTTAAAAATCTTTGTATACTGCAATTCATTAAACTACTAATATCTGAACTTATCAAAAGTAAATATATAAAAAATAATGATAACATAAATTGATTTACTGTATCTACCTTCATTTATATATTTACTATATATTTTATTTATTATAATCATCTTTCTTGTTTCTTTTGTATAAATTTATCTAATTCTTTCGTCTTTTTCAATGTTTCTAACTGCGATTTTCTGTTTTTTTCCAATTCTGATATTTTGTTATTATTCATTAGTCCTTCTATTTGATCTTTTTTTATATATTTATCTGCCTTATCCGCTAACATTTCTGCAAAAGTTTTATTGATAGATATTGTTGGTATTTCATCTTGATATTTTTTTATAAAATTTACCAATTCTTCCTTTAATTCGTCTAATTCGGCTTTATTGGCTTCATTGTCTAATACATCAGTTATCTTTTTCTTAATGCCATTATATAATACATCTTTTTTTATATTTACATATAGTTCTTTTTCTAGTATTTCTTTCATTGTTTGAGGTGTTTTTTCAGTACTCATTATAGATTATAATTAGTTTTTATTTTTCCTCTTTTTCCTCTTTGTTTTATTAAACTTTCTTCTTTTCTTCTTTGAACCTCCTGTTACTTCTTCTCCTTCTCCTTCTCCTTCTCCTGTTGCTGGTTCTGTTACTTCTACATTGCCCTCTATTGTTTCTACTTCAATATCCGCTTTTGTTATTTTTAAATTTTGCACTAGTGTTATTATTGCTCGTACAATCTCTTTATCATCTATGCGACCAATTGAACTTAATACGTGTTGTGTGATTGCGCTTTCATTCTCTTTAAATATATCTGGTAATGTATTACATGCAACCATTTCTACTTGTTCTCTTATAAATGTTTGTATTGTATCACTCATTATTGAATTTCTTATTTCTTCATCACTACTCATTATATATTATTTATATATAAAAACAAAAAATTGAATGCGTTTAAAAAATAATTATTAAGATGTATAATAATATAACTTATTACTTTTATGTTAAGTTTAGCAACCACTAAAGTAATTGAAAGTCATCATACCGAAACTCAAAAAAAGAAAACACAAAAAAAGAAAACGACTATTTCTAACGCCGAAAAAGCGAAATTATGGGATGCTTTTGAAACGGAAACGAAACAAACGAAACCGACTATTGTTGATTTTGAAAATGATTTTTGCACATTATGTCAAAATATTCTTGTTGTTACAGAAGAAGGATTTCCAGGTTGTTCCAATAATAACTGCGGTGTTATTTATACAAATATTTTAGACTTTTCACCAGAATGGCGATATTATGGAGCAGATGATAAAAATACAAGAGATCCTACGCGGTGCGGTAATCCTATTAATCCCCTTTTAGTCGAATCCTCTTTTGGTTGTAAAGTATTATGTAATCCGGGTTCCTCATATGAAATGAGAAAAATTCGAAAATGGACTGAATGGCAATCTATGCCACATAAAGAAAAATCGCTATATAATGAATTTCAATTCATTACTACTATGGCAAATAATTCTGGAATACCTAAAATTTTCATTGACAATGCAATAACAATTCATAAAGATATTTCTGAACAAAAAATGTTTAGAGGTCTTAATCGTGATGGTATTAAAGCTGCTTCTATTTACATTAGTTGTCGTGTAAATGGTTGTCCTAGAACCGCTCATGAAATAGCAGAAATATTTCATTTAGACAAGACTAGTACAACCACAGGTTGTTCAATGGCACTCAATATTTTAAATAATATTGAACGCAAACTAAATCCAAATGAACAAGTTGAATTAGGATCTACAAAACCGGTCGCATTTATTGAAAGATACTGTAGTAAACTAAATATTAGTAAAGAATTAACAAAATTAGCAATATTTGTATCGAAAAAAATAGAACATCAAAGTATTATTAATGATAATGCACCTCATTCTGTCGCGGCTGGTATTATTTTCTTTGTTTCACAATCATGCAATTTAAATATTTCAAAATTGGATGTTAAAAATGTTTGTGGAGTAAGTGAGGTTACTATTAATAAATGTTTCAAAAAAATGGACAATATTAAAGATCAACTTATTCCATTAGTTATTTTATCAAAATATAAATAAATTATAACTTTTTAATATTGTAAGTTCTCTATTAAATACGTATGTGCATCATTTATCATTCTTTGATTGCAATCATTCTCTATATTTGTAAAAAATGTAATAATTAAATTTGTCCATAATGTTTCAACATTTATAATTATGTAAACCCAATCTATAAATTTAGACATTTTATAAATTTATAGATTATGCTTTATATGGTATTGTGTAAGGATTATTTTGCAACGCACTCATAATTTCTGGCGTATTTCTTTCTAATTGAATGTTCTGATACAATCCTTGTCCTTGGTTCATTGTTCCCATGTTATCAATAGATGGTGATTGTTTGGAGCCTTCTCTTATTACGGGCCTATCATTAATCAAATAACTATCTTTTGCTTTATTTTTCTGATTTATGGCTCCATTATACAAATTCATATTTCCTTGTACCATTCGTCCTTGAATTGTAGATGATTTTAAATCATTATTTCTTTGGTTCTCTTCTGCTTTATAAGAACGAGAATTTGTATATTGTGGCATTGCAGATGAATTACCCACATACATATAATCAGCAGTATCTTGTCTTGTTGTATGCGCAGATTGGTGAGGCGTTACACCATAAGCACCTCCGCCTTGTACATTATTAATTTGTAAAAAGTGTTTATTTTCTAATGTTTCTCTTATTGTTGGGTTTGGTTTATCATTTGGATTAAATACATATGTACTTGATACATTCGATTTTGCATTTTGATATGGTCTTAATGTACCGATCGCATTCTCTTTACGAGATGGCTTCAATACATCCAATATTGGCGCAACGGCTGCACCAAATGCACCACCAATTGCACCAAAATAATTGGATTGATCGGTAGTTGTACGATTATTTGGATATGCAGTCTTACTTTTCATTCCATAATCCGCTTCTGTTGCGACACCCTTTCCTAATGCGGCTGGTCCTGCGATTGGATAAGTATCTAATTGCACTCTATGTGGATCTTGGTGCTCTCCATCAACATAAATACCTGAATTTCCTGAACTTGCATATGAAGCAGCGCCTCCATATTCAACCGCTGTATCCGGTCTTGCTACATTTCTTGGTACATGTTCAGCTCTCATGGTTGGTCCACTTTCGGCACCTCTTGTTGTAAATAAACGATCACTCGTCATCTCAAAATGACGATCTGGTCTATTTTTTTCTTGTTTTCCAAGTGTACCCATTGATTTAATAGAACTATTTGCAGGTCCTTCGCGACCATAAATCAAATTACCTCCACTCTTTGGATTAGTCGCTACGCGCAATTCATCCACCGTCTTTGCATTCCATAATTCACGATCCATCATTCCCGAATTAAATCCTCCTGAACCTTGTGTCGTATACCCTAAATTTAATCCAGGTCCTACTTGCTCAGATTGAAATGGTTTTACATTGGCCATTCGAGAACTTGGATTTACACGTGAACGCATAAATTCTGTATTATTTGGTGCACCATAAGGAAATTGAGTATTTTCTCCAGGTTTAAATAATGGAGCCTGTTCGGATTTATTTTTATGTTGAGAACCAGATCCAATATAATTGTCTAAAATATTCTCATTTGAATTGGCTTCTATGTTTTTTGTTCTCATAGATCCACCAAAAAATGGTACCATATTATTATGCTTAAAGTATTCACTATCTACCTCTTTTCCACTTATTGAAGTAAATTTATTTCCTTCTTGTGAAGTTGCATCCATAAACGAATAAGAACTAATTGTTTTTTCATTAAAGTTCTCATTAAAGTATTTATCTGTATATGCCTGTTGACCATCATATTTGTTTACTGTTGATAATTTCGAAGATCTGTCGTTCTCAACATTCTCATATTCAGAAGGATAATTTTTATCTTGTATATCAATATTTGGTAATTTACTCCCTGTAAAGTTCTCCTTCTTTTTTTGTTTTGATGCTATATATAATCCCGCTGCGGCAACTAAAGGTATTGCTAATTCCATATTATAATATATATAATATTATAGTATTTTAACATTGACAACAATACCAATTTAATTTTTTGTTTTATTGTCAACATATTCATCTTTTACTAAAATTCGACTTGATTCGTTATGTTCAAAAGGCACTTCTGCTTTTTCTTGAACATTGTGAAACGAATGTAACCATCTTTCCTGATGTTTATCTCTAAACATCCATGCTGGATGTGTTGCACGTGTCTCATCTACGAAAGCACTTTCCACTGGATAATTATGTTCATTTGTGATCGGTGTAAATGTTTTGTATTCTTTCTTATCATTTATTAATTTGTGGTTCAAACCTCTAAAATCCGATTCCAAATCCACTGTATTTGTTCTCAAATTCGCTCCCCATTTTTGCAATCTCACTTGTGGATCTTCTAAAAATGGTACTCTCATTCCATTTCCTGGAGCATCTAAATGGTATAACCCCACATTTAAGCTTTCTTCTAATTTTTTTTTTATTCTTGCCTCATCATCATAAAATCTTGTTGAAAACATTATATATATAAATAATAAAAAATATATAAATTTTATTATTATTAACTATATAATGACAAAAATATGTCTAAATATGATTGTTAAAAACGAAAGTTCTATTATTACTCGTTTGTTTGATTCGGTTCTCCCTTTAATTAATAGTTATTGTATTTGTGATACAGGTAGTACTGATAACACTATTGAAATTATTAATTCCTATTTTAAAAATAAAGAGATTGAAGGAAAAATTGTTGAAATGCCATTTGAAGATTTTTCGCATAATCGAAATTATGCTTTGGAACAATGTTTAAATATGTCAAATGCTGATTATATTTTACTATTAGATGCAGATATGGTTCTTAAAATAAATGCGAATTTTGATATTGTTAATTTCAAAAATTTTATTGTTAAATATGATGTGCATTATTTATTTCAAGGTAATGAAAATATTTTTTATAAAAATGTTCGTCTTATTAGAAATGATGGGACTTTTAAATATATTGGTAAAACACATGAATATTTACAAATCAAAAATGACACTAAATGTTCTCATATTAAAGAACATGACATTTTTGTTCAAGATATTGGGGACGGTGGATGTAAAGAAAATAAGTTGCAACGCGACTTAGATTTATTATCCAAATCATTAACTTCTGAACCAAAAAATGAAAGAAGTTTGTTTTATTTGGCAAACACATATAAAGATTTGAAAATGTATACAGAAGCGATTGAAACATACAAAAAACGTATTGAATTAGATGGTTGGAGTGAAGAAATATGGTATTCTTATTATTCAATTGGTAATTGTTACCAAGAATTAAAAGATTATCCAAATGCAATTTTGTATTATATTGATGCTATTCAACAAAATCCTAATAGAATTGAAAATATATATAAATTGGTTGAATATTATCGATTGAATAAACAATATCACATTGCATATGAATTTTTCAAATTAGGTTATGAAAAAAAGAAAACCATCACTAATTTCGATTTATTATTTTTAGAAAAAGATATTTACAATTTTAAATTAGATTACGAGTTCTCTATTATTGGTTATTATATTAATAACAATAATTTCAATAATATTAAATGTTGTTTTGATTTATTTAATAAAAAAATACCCAATATTATTTTTAAAAATGTTCTCAGTAATTATAAATTTTATGCGCCTGTTATTGAAGGTGGGGATTTTACATCAAGTATTGCTTTTCCGACTTTTCATAAAAAAGATTTCTTGAGCAGTACTCCTTCTATTTGTATGCACAATAATGACATTTATATTAATATTCGTTATGTTAATTATAAAATAAAATTCGATGGGCAATATGAAACTACTAATAACATTGAATCTATTAATATTTTAACAAAATATGATTTGAATTTCAAAAATCAAGGTGATGTTATGATCAAATATAATAAAACATATGATAATTATTATAAAGGTCTTGAAGATATTCGATTGTTTTCACTCAATCATTTATATTTCAATGCGAATAGACCCTTTACCAATTCTTCTAGAATAGAACATGGTATTATTATTGGCAATGGTACTGCTCAATCCATGTTATTAACAAAAGAAAATGAACAAACTTTTGAAAAAAATTGGTGTTTGTTTGAAAGCAATAAAAAACTTAAGTGTGTTTATGGATGGTATCCTTTCACTATAGGTAATATACTTAATAATCAATTTGTTTCTACACATGTTATACAAACGCCTGATTTTTTTAAATGTGTACGTGGCTCATCTAATGGTGTTTTAATTGATAATAATATATGGTTCTTATGTCATGTCGTTTCGGATGAAACTCGTAGACATTATTATCATTGTTTTATTAAAATTGATAAAGATACATTTCAAATTGTGGATTATACTTCTTTATTCACCTTTGATAAAAATATTGTTGAATTTTCTTTAGGTTTTATTGTTTACAAAAATCATTTATTAATCGGATATTCAACAAATGATTGTACTACTAAGTTCAAAATTGTTTCTTTTAATGCTGTTGAAAAATTGTTTTTAAATCGGTGAATATTTAGCACTTTTACAACATCCATACGTCTTTCTATGCCATTGTGTTATTCCATATTCTCTTATTCCCTCCATATGTTTTTTTGTTCCATATCCTACATTTGCTTTTAATCCATAACGTTCATCTAATATTGGATATTCATTGCATAATTTCTCTATATATTCATCATGTGCACATTTAGCTAATATCGAAGCTGCCGCTATAAATGAATATGTATTATCTCCTTTTTCTACACATTCATATGGCAATTGTTGATTTTTATAACTATATGGTATAAAATCATTACCATCTATAATTAAAAATACATCTACACTATTTATATTATTTATTACATTTTCGATTGATGTCCGCATACTTTTTAATACCGATTGTCTTATATTTATTTCATCTATTTCAGAAGGCTCAATATAATCAATATGCCAACTTATAGCATTTTCTTTAATATAATCAGACGTTTCTTTCATTACTTTACGTGATTTTATTTTTTTACTGTCTTTCATTATTTCATGTTTAAAACTACTATCTTTAGGTAAAATCACTGCTGCTGTGTACAAACGTCCAAACATTGGTCCGCGAGCACACTCATCAACTCCTATTTCATACGTTTTCTTTGAATGAAAATCCCGTTCTAATATTTTAGACATACAATATAAGTAACTATTTATTTTTATTTACTTATATTATATATATATTACAATATGTTACCAATGAAAAAATTAATGCCATGGGTTTTATTATTATTAATTATTATTTTATCTATTGCACTTTTAGAAATTTGCTATTCTTTTAGAGAAGGTGTTACTGATGCAGCTCCTTTTTACTGGGGCGAACAAGCTGCCAGTAATGATGCTGGATGGGTTGGTAATACAAATGCATCTGGTGCACCTTTACCCAATGTTCAATTAGATGTAAAAGCACATAAATTGTGGAATAATGTTTATGTATTCCCAAATTCTGGTAAAATAGTATTGCTTTACGGAAGCAATACCGGTGGAGTGAATGGTACTGGAAAAATTGAATATATGCATATTATTAAGCGCGGATTTAATACAAGTAATGGTGATGAAATTGTTGTTACAACAACAACAGGTACTCCGATTGATCCAACCGGTGAATATGTTCCATTATATGGAAACTGGTACACACTACCACCTACAAGTGCTGATTATTTATCAAATACAAATACACAAGTATTTTATGTACAAAATAATGTTGACTCTTATATTCATGTTTTGGATTTAAATAGTAGTACTCCTCACTATGGATTTTATGTAACTGAAGGTGTAGTGAGCGATCGATCTAATCGTACAAACGGTTATCAAAATATGAAAATTGCCGATGGTGAAGAAAAGCCATTACCTACTAGCTTTCAATCTAAATTAGTAACAAATGAAACAATTCAAAATGCAATTGCTGATACTGCCGCAAATGCCGATCCTATTCCTTTAGTTAAAATTGATAGTGCTTATCAAATTTTTCCTAATGTATATTTCAATATTTCTAATGGTGACTTGTATATTAAGAAAAAATCAACAATTACAAAAACAGTAGATGGCGATGATGAAGTTGTAGACTACTTTACATTAGAAAGATATAAGAGAACAGGTGTATCTATTGAGGAACCATCTCAAGGTACATTAAATGCAAATACCGACTCTTTTATTGTAAA